ACACCAGGAATTTCATCTGGTACTTCTTCAATAATTCTCCAAGTATAGATAGTAACTTCTCGGGCCTGGTTCAAATAATTTCTGTTAAATTCATTAGCACCACTGACAAGTTTCAAAGTTTCAGCAAACTGTTCCTGCAATTTCTTCATTTCGTTCTGATATTCAACAATCTGTTCAGTAATTGTAGGATTCTTATTTGCGTCTAATTTAAGTTCGCCTTGTTCGTCACGATCTGCGTACTTGACTACCAATTCATTTGCTTTCTGCTTGTATTCCGCAAACTTTGGGTCAGTATCAGGATTATACATTCCTGCAGCAATAGCCTGATAGTCTTTTTCAAGTGACTTAATGGTCTTCAAAGCTGCATAAGTCAATTCAGCATTCAAACCATTTCCACTAATGTACTTATTCAAAATTTCAAAATATTGCTTGATTTCCAACTGAGTAAGTTGAACTTTCTTTTCTACAATTTTGTTCTTAACCATTTTATTTTTCCTTCTTAATATATGTTATATCCAAAATTCCGCTACAAGGAGTAAATGTAGCTTCTCCAAAATAAACTTTACCATTCATATAGTACATATCACATCTGACAAATTTAAATTGTTTTGCGATTATTTTTACATAAGGTATCATTTGTTTTAGAATTTCTTTTTGTTTACTATTTAGATTAGTTTGTTCGCTTTCGTTTCCGATATACCAATCGTTCTGGTTTCCTTCTGTATCAACAAATGCGATATACTCTTCACAGTTCTTACCACATTTTCTAGTTAAACCAACACCTTCTATCTCTCCATTCTCACACCAAAAACTCCAGTCAAGTGGATTAGAAACATTTACCGGTTGAACAATATAACCTGGTTTTATCCATTTATACTGCATTTCTAATCCTGAAATATAAGCATAGTTTGTTGACAACCATTCATTCATTTTATCAACAATGAATTTATGATTAGTTTGTTTTGGATGATAAATTAAATTCCAACCACTACCGTGATTACACTTAATTATGTATTTCTTATCTGTTGGATCGGCATCAAGAGAATACAAATCCTTTTCGTCAAATTTTTCGCCAAAAGTCATAAATTCGTATGGCAAACAAATTTCTTTTAAACCAATCTTTTTTAATTCGTCATAAACTCGGCATTTATCACTCCAGCGACTTTTCAAATTTATGTATGGAATATCAGGATGTTCAATATCTTCTAATTTCCAATGACAAATTCTGTCCACAATATTTTGTGGATTATCAGGTTGAATGTTTGGATGTGCTTTCTTTATCCATTCACGGGCAAATGCTCCCTTTTCAGGAGCATATCTGCAATCTTCGTAATCGTTTTTTATTTCGCCACGAAGCCACTTTTCTTTATGTTCGTTTATCATATACCCATTAACTTCTTTGTTTCAAGCATAGTAAAATCAGGAATGTTATATTCTCCGAAATACTTATTTGCTCGTACATCTTCAGCATACCACTGATGGTCTACTGCGGCACTACCTCTAGAAATTTTCTTTTCCCAATCATTTATAGACTTTATATGATAGTGATACAAACGCAAACAAGCATTATAATCAACATCACCATAAGTTGTATAACTGATACCTTCACCATTTACCAAAGACAATCTTTTTGGTGTTTCGTCAAATTTTCTAATGACAGGAACGTGTCCGCATTCATTTTCAACCACAAAATTATAATTGCAATATTCATTATAAAGTATTATAGCTTTACCTTGTGTTGAAATATCTGCTCTACGATAATAATTGCAGTCAATGTAATTTTCACATCTTGTAGGGCTAAGTTTATTTGAACTCATTAGAATTTGTGGAACAAGCACACAACCAGGAACTCCCATATCTGTCTGCTTCTTCATTTGTTTAATAAGATAATCTTCCATTGGTTCGTACTGCTTACCTTTGAATTGTGGATTTTTGGCTTCCACCATTTTCCAGTAGTCTAAGTAATACCACAAGTACTCGTCATCATCAATGAAAGCAACTAAGTCACCTGTATTAAATCCATATTTGTTTTTGTTTAGAATGTTGCTGAACAATCTCCATTGGTCAGGCCATCCTTCAAGCTTTTCGTATGTGTGTTGTGGGTGGTCTAAAAACCAAGGTTCAAGTTCAACCAAGGATTCATTGTCAATCAAATGGATAGTGTAATTTAACTTGTCATAATAATTTAGCCAAGTACACATATCCACATAATCATAAGATTTAGTTAAACAAACTATGTGCTTTTTCATTATAGTTCCTTTTTTAAATGTTCGTCAAATCGTTTTCTTAATTCTACACCTACTAAATTACCAAATGCAGTAAATTTTGTCAACCCAAAAGAATGAACTTCTGTATCAGTTGTTGCTTGAATAAAAATCTTTTCTAAAGTACTGTTTAGAAATTTACACTGACTTTGGATAATATCTTCAAACTCGGTATCTAAATCCATTTTCTCACAAATGTAATCAAGCACATCAGACCAGCGATAGCCTGAATGTTCTTTCAAAAAGTTCAATGCGTAATCGCATATCTCTCCTTTGAATTTAGTCATCTGTTCCTTTGAACTGATCATATATTTCCTCAAACGCTTTGAAAAGTTCGTCATTGGTTACATTGTTTAATTCCAACTGGTCAATGTAACCTTTAGCCATATTGATAATATTAAATCTTTCTGCTTCAATTTTAACTTCAACTGAGTCACCAACAGGTGGGTCATCATTGAAAGTATTGACAGGATATGCCGGGAATAATGCATCAAGTTCCTTAACCAAATCATAAATTTGTTTGGTTTCATTTTGCTTATCAAATGGAATGTGCAAGTCAACTACGTGTCCCTTAATTCTCTTTTTATCTACTTTAGGATAAGTGAATACTTGGAACTTCATAGACTGTGTATTGTTATGCCATTCATACTCTTCAGTATCAGTATCTAATACAATGTAACCACGTTCCTGGTTTCTATCAATTCGGGTAATCTGATAAGGAGAACCAACATAACAGAATGTTTTTCCATCCAAAGTTTCACGGTTGCTTCTCGTATGGAAATGACCCGTAAATGTATGGTCTATTCTGCTAATGATTTTCTGCATTGACAAACCATTTTCCGAAACACGACCGCCCATATCAAAACCAACGGCTTCTAAGTGAGCGAAACAAAATGTGTAATTCTTTAAAACGATCTGGTCAAAGTCTGTATCGTCAATAAGCCAAGGCAACATTAAGGTTGGCTTGCCACCCAATAAAATATCAGTTGGTGTTTCGTATACTGTAACATTTGGCAACAAATCCAAACACTTAAGGCTATTGACTTCCGTTGTAGTTGTTGTAAACATATCGTGGTTACCGACAATGACGTGAACAGTAAAATCTTTAAATGTGTTTTTGAACAAATCAATAACAACATTTTCTGTTTGAACATTGACAGTCTGTCTGGTATCAAAAATATCTCCACAGACAACAATCGTATCAACACCCTGTTCCTTTAGTTCAGGAACAAACTGACATTTAAAAAATCGGAGCTGTGACTCTTGGAAAGTCAAATCACTCTTTTTAACACCAAAATGTAAATCTGCAATTATAGCTACTTTCATATAAACAAATATAATAAATTATTTTGAATTATTTTATTGGTTAATGTTTTTTATGTTTTCGTCAATCCTTGTTTTACAAATTAAATCGCACATCTTTTACATTTTAATTCTGAGAACAAGCTCTTTTTGTTTATTTCTATGTATTCGTTCCAAGGAACTTGTATTTCAGATAATTTATGCGAAATAACATAAATTCCAAGTTCTTTGTTTTCTTCAGTAACAATATTATATAAAGTAGCAATAAATTGAGAAATACCATCTTGGTCTACACCTGAGTCTAGGATTTCGTCAATCATCATAAATGAACAAGACCAGTTACTGATAATCTTACTGATGTCAAAGAATGACAATAAAATTGCCATATCAATTCTGCTACGTTCACCACCGGAGAACTGGTTGTACTGTTGTTCAAATCTACCAGTCTTAATGGTTTCGTTCATAAAAGAGTCAAATTCCAAAGTAACAGGCAATTCAAATTTCTGTAAGTAATGGTTAATCTTGCCATTCAAAATTGGAAGCAATTTTTTGAAGAAGTACATTCTCAAACCTTCGTCACCCAATACTTCAATTAATTTGTTATCAACTTCTATTTTGTGTGTAATATCCTTAATAGTTTGTTGTAAAATATTGACTTTTTCTGTCAATTCATCAATTAATGTCTGTTGTTCGTCAAGTGTAAGTTCGCACTTCTTGTTCTTAATTTCTTCAATTTTCTTTTTCAAATCTTCAATGGATTTTTCGTAAACACCTTTATTAAAGATTTGTTCCTTTACTCTGTCTGTTATTTCGTCTATAATCTTTTGGTTTTCCAATGCTGCATTTTTCTTCGCATTGTATTCAGTTTCCAATTTCTTTAGATTTGGGATAGTGTTTTCGTCAAGAACTTTTAGGTCAGCTTTCAACTTATCAATGTGTTCCTTAGCGTGACCTTCATCCAACGTACTTCCACAGATAGGGCACTCGGTGGCGTCGCCAATCGTTTTTAATGTTTTGGTTATGCTTGCCCTTTCATGCTCAGCAACACCCAAGGACTTGGCAAGGCTTGCGAATTCTTCGTCACTTGGGACTTCATATTTACCTTTGAGTGATTCAATTTTATCTTCGCCCAATTTAATATTCTTTATGTTATTCTTAATCTTGGTATCAAAAGCAGAAATTTCATCTGTCAATTTATCCAATTCTTTTTTCTTGTTATCTTCAAACTGGTCTATGTAATTTCTAATCTTTTCAATACTAGCTTGGTTGTCAGATATTCTGCCGTTATAACCATCCAATTCTGTAATCTTTAAACGCTGTTCACTTCTATCCAATGTATTGCGTTTCTTAACTTCCTTACCCATTTCGCTCAAAATATCAATGTTAAAAATGGATTCAATCAGTGCTCGTTTGTCACCAATACTCATAGAAAGAAAAGGTTTATTATTCGTAACTGCAATACCTACAATGTTTTTGAACAAACGCTCATTAATACCAAGCAACTTATCAATTTCGCCCTGGTTCAATTTCTTTGAAGACAAAGCGTCAATGGACTGACCATTCTTTTTGAGTTCAAAAAGTGTTGGTTTCAAGCCACGCATAATTTCGTACTCATCATTACCAATTTGGAATGTCATAAAGACTTCCAAATTTTTGTCATTATACTTATTAATCAACTGGTTCATTTTAATGTTGCGGAATGGCTTTCCGAACAAACAAAAATTAATGGCATCAAGGATAGTAGACTTTCCACTTCCATTCTGTGCCTTAATCAAATTCAAACCAGAGTGAAAATCCAATACAGTATAATTATTTCCGGTAACTCAATATATTCTTAAATTTAATGGTCTTAAAATCAACAAACATTTATATTCCTTTTTCTTTTATTCCAAATATAATAAAAATCCATCAGGTGGATGGATTTTATTTATTTTTTGAAACTTGCATTAGAAATTACTATTAATTATCTTCTTATAATCTAAGTAGTTCTTAATCACAAATCCCAAATTCTTCATATTGCTCAATGTTTCTGTAATGAAGTTCAAGAAATATTTTTGCTGGTTTATTTCTCGCAGCATTTTACAATACTCAGGATTTGCATTAATTTGTGAGTCAATTTCCTTTGCATTACTCCAACTGTAGTTATCGTCAAATTTGTAATATTTAACCAAGTTTCCGATACTTTTCTGCTGCCTTAATTTCCATATCCTTAACGATATAAGTTTGGTTCGCATAGAGCTTCTGCCATTCCGAAATATATGTTGGTAGTAGATTATTCTTATCAATAATCTCACTCATCTTATCTGGCATTTTGAGTTCTACAGTTGCTTTATCTTGAAGTACTTTAAATTCATCTACTGTCATTTGAAGTCCTTTTCTATCTTTTTTAATTTATCTTTTAAATTTTCTTGTTTAGCTTTGTATAACAAAGTATTTATCGCTTTTTCGTAAATTTGC